TGGCAGCGCTTGTGGGGCGCGTACGCGAGCTGACGGGATGCGTGGGGCGAATGTGCCTGTGCACCTACAAGAGCGTCGCAGACTCGCTCGTAGAGAGCGGATGGGCCGAACGGGAGTCGTGTGTCGTAGTACACTATGGTGCGGTGCGCGGATTGAACCTCGAGGACGATGCCGCCCCGTGGTCGTTGATGTTGACGGTCGGCGACCCCGTGAGACCGCCGGGCATCGCGGAACTGTGGGACGCGGAGGTAGGTGTAGGGTTAGCGGATACATTGGCGCGTGACGAGATAGCCCAGGCGCTCGGTCGCATGCGGACCTATTGGGGGGGGAAGTGTGCGTCGCCGGGAACCATGGTCCACGTTGGCCGATTGCGGCCCTCAGGAGCCCACTGGATCGACGTTGAGCCTGGGATGCTGTCACGGGCCAGGGCGGTGGATGCGAGCGCCAGGATTGACTTGGAGCGGTGCAGGCAGGCAATCGGCTCCGTAGCCGAGATGGCTAATGCGCTGGGGGTTAACGCCCGCACGTTGCAGAGGTGGATAGCCGGCGAGTCAGCAGCGCCAGCGTTCGTCGTCGGAGCGGCGCGGGATACGCTGATTGACGCAGTGCGTTGAGAGTGACCATGCATGTATGGTGAGAATGGGGGATGCCGCCCCTGGCATCCTCCCCTATCAGAGAGATCTGATCTCATAGTGAGCTTGCCAGGGCCTCCCGCCCCCGACGTTTTACTTAGTAACCGCGCATGCTTGGCTTTTCTCGCCGGGTACAATGTGCGAAAAATTAGTAGTCTCTTAGGTAGCCGAGGCTGGAGATACCGGTACGGTTTGCATCCAGGTTTTCGGCATATTCCATCCGACCCATAATGTGTAACTTACAGCCGGGGCTATCTGCCCCCATAACGGGGGTAATCGACGGCATGGTCATTTCATAAGTGAAATCGTGTATTCCAGACTTCGTAACTTAGGACTACAAGGAACTTGTAGTGGCGCAGCTGCCACTATGATTCCGTGTCAACTGTGACACATCTGACGATTGACGCAGAATTCATGTTGACTCGGCGGCGCAGGCGCCGTATATAAAAGGCATGACGAACACGGAACATAACTACGCAACGTCAACGCTTGACTCGGCAACGGAGCCGATGTATACGGTAGACATGTCCAAAGCCAACCCAACACAGCTGGTGGCGCGCCTCTCGCTGTCGATCTCCGCCGAGCTGCTCAGTACACTGCGCGCCACCGCCAAGCGCCGGTCAACAACCGTGCCATCGCTCATACGCGCTGCGTGCGCTGCGTGCGCTGCGAGGAGGTGCGGGGCCGTGGGGATGCCGCTCCTCGACCGTGGGGAACGAGCGGCCGGCGACACCGGCGTACGCACGATGGCCCTCGTCGCCATAACCAAGGCACAGCTCGACTACGTACGCAAGTCGGCCGCAGCGTACGGCGTATCCGTCAACGCCTACGTACGAGCGCAGTTGCTCAGTAGCGACCTCGCTACCGTACCCGTCGAGACGCGACCGACAGTCGCGAAGCCGGCAACGTACACGACCGACGATGTCAAGCGCGCGGTCGTTGTCGCCTCCGTCGACGCCGCCGGCTCCAAAGCGGAGTTCGCGCGCGCTGCCGGCATCTCGATTGGCGTGTTGGCCCGAATCTTGTCTGGAGAGCGGTCGGCATTGTATAGCGGCACCGTCGAACGGCTCCAGAAGATTGGAGCACTATGAAAATACAGTCTGGATATACGAAGGCCGCTGCGGCCAATTGGGCCGCCGTGTTCGGGACGAAGTCCAGCGCGCCCGAGAGTGAGCGGGAGCTGCTAATTATGCAGCGCCGAGAGCGTTTGATCGATGCAGCGCGCAAGAGCGATGCAGCGCGCCGTATCGTTCTGGCGGAATTGGCGAAGCGATGGGCACGGTGACGCAGTTGACCACGGCCTCAAACGTCGGCCGCATACTGTGTCAGGCGTGGAACGATTGGTCGATCGTCGCAGGCAAGAGAACACCTTCGATGAAGTCGAGGTACGGCAGCATCTTCAAACACATAAGCGTGACGCCGCTTACGTCGAGCGGAGGCCCCCGCTTGCACGTCACCGTAGGATCCCCGCCCGTCCGCGAGTGGGTGCGCCTCATCCTAGGTCGCGTCAACCGCTACGGATGGTGCCCGGTACAGCTCGTCGACGAGAGCGGTGCAGAAAGCGGCGAGGCTCTGTGATGGCCGCGTCGCTCACCGCGTTCGACTCCATAGTCAAGGCTCACTACTCCAAGCCGCAGAAGGACCGATGCCCTCATCTGCGCGACCGAGAGCAGAAGGCGCATGCGATGCGCTGGACGTACGCGCATTCGTTTGGCGACAGTGTGCGGCTTGGGCTCACGTGCGACGAGCGTAGTCCGTGTGTTGACTTCCTGAAGCAGATGGCGCGCGGTAGTATAGATGTCGCGGTAGTATAGATGTCGATTCTGCTTTAATCTGCTTTGATCTGCTTGAGTCGTCCGCTGCCTTACCGTATATATAGGCATGAGCGATCGAACTGACACCGGCGAGCGGCACTACCGAGCGGACGAGCTTCGTGCCGCGTGGCACTACATCGACTCACTCGAGGAAGCCACGGTGGAGCTGCCAGACTCACTGCCGCACCTACACGGAGATGATGTGGTTAAAGGTAGGCTTGGAATATTCTCGCGCGTTGTGGCGAAATATGTTGTAGCAAAGGCGTTAGCTGTGTATGTTAGCTATCTATTGGAGGTCGCATGATCGAGTTCATTGGGTACTGCGTGTGCGCGACGTTGGCTGTGGTTTTGGCTGCCATGTGGGTGTCAGCTTGGGTAGAGCAAAGACGAGCTGTGGCTGATGTGCGACGGCGTCGACTGCGACGACACGCTGCCAGGTGCCAAGTGACCATTGCCGAGCTGGTCGCCGAGCTACAGAAGCAACTCGAGTGTGGCGACGTTGAGTACGTACAAGTGGTACACCTCGATCGAGTGGAAACAGTGTGGGTGAACCAAGAGGATCCGCCCCAGCTCCGGTTGATTCGCTAGGATGGTAGTGAGCGATTCCTCTTTACTCTAGAACGAAGGCGTCGTATATATGGGTTGTCAGCAACGAATCAGCAACGAACAACGGAGCCAGACGATGACCACCGAAATCAAGAACCTCTTCGCCGCTGCAAAGACCCCCGCCCTCGCAATCTCGGCATCCCACGATGCCGATATGAACGGCAATGGCCTCCTAGCCCTCGCCCTCGCCGACCACTGCCGCCTGCTCAAGGCAAGGGCAGCTGGCGACACCGCCGCTATGATCAAGCTCAGCCAGAGCATCGGGTCGGCTCTACGGATGCTGGCGTAGAAAAGAAAAACCCCGCGACTGACTTAGTTCAGGAACGGGGTTTCTCTTCTTCGGCGGAAGAAGGCCAATCTACTTCTTCCTTTCCAGAGAGTCAAGCATTATCGAGTCCGACCGTGAACGAAGGATATAACGATGAAACTACAAGAACTGTGCCAAGTAGCGATACTTACAGGCGTCGACATTGAGCTAGACACAGGAAACGCTGGACACAACCATTCGCTACAACAGAAAAGGAAACATCATGCGACACAAGTCAACGAAGCAGCCCCCTGTCCCGATCCAGACCCCTTCAACGGGGATGATATTGAGGATTTCGAGTCCTTCATGGGGCAGGAGTAACCATGCGCGATACGCAAAGGAGTAAGTTACATGGGGAAACTACATCCACTGTATGACCGACTGATGAATGCGTGGCTGAAGTGCGACGACGACGCGAAATTGGGTATAGTGTGCGACGCGGAATCACATGCAGATGCGATGCCGACAGAAGACAAGTCGGCCCCGAATTACCTACCTGACCAGCCAGGCAGCCAAGACAGCGACGAGTAGGCGCGCATGTGCACCTACATTGAAAGGGCATAGCGCCTCCTGATATATCGACGAGAAGCTCCATGTGGTCAAGGGCCGCATTCTTCAAAGGTAGCGCTACGCCTCACGAGTAAGACTTGATTGGCCGGTACCGTCGCGAAAGCGCCTTGCCGGCTGGTCGCTTTTGTGGGATGATGCCATGTATCATGGTGCGATGCAGGTACGTCTACCGTCCACACATTAGGTCTTTGGCCCATCTTCCCAGGCTGAGCAGTGATGCGCAGACTACGAACGCTCCAAAAGAGCAGAAAGACGGAACTATGGCTGACGACACCACGACCACCAATGGCGCTACCACCACGCACATGCATCGGGACGACCGATACGATCGCGATATTCTGCGCGAGGTCATCGACAACGGGCGGGAAAACGCACGCTACTCCGCGCACAACGACGAGGAAAACCGCGAGGATTTCGGCGCGACACGCGAGCAGCAGCTGGCCATCGAGGGGCGCAGCCTCGTCGAGGCCGCTAAGAACGGCGCCGTCCTCGGCGTCCAGGTCGAGAGAACGGCCAACGCGCTCGGCGTCCAGGCCGACCGCAACGCCGCACAGCTTTCGGTGCAAGCCGATCGCAACGCCAGTGAGTCCAGGCTACAGGTCGAACTGAAGACGAGCGCTGCCGCGCTTCAGGCGCAGACCTTCGCCGCAGCCGCCACACTCCAAGCCACGCAGATTGCCGCGGAAACCGCTCGTCGAGCTGCCGACTGCTGCTGCGAGTTGAAGGAGAAGATCCGAGACTCGATCGACGTCACGAAGGACGAGGGTCAACGGACCCGCGACTTGATCAACGCCGAGTCCAAGGACCGGCTGCGCGACGAGAACGCAGCCCTCCGAGCGCGACTTAACGCGCTCTTCACCCGGAACGTGGCCCCTACCGAGCCTGTCGACGCCTAACGATTGCTAGCTTACGACTGATACGCTATGCTACGGCATGTCGTACGCTTGGCATGCCGTAGATGGCCTGGTTCTCGTCACGGATGAGTCGCGCGGCATGGTCGACGTGCCGATTGTGCTTCCGGAGCCGCTCGCTGGGGGCTGTCTTAAGGTGTGGGCGAAGTGGCGCGAGGCTATCGCTGACGCAGCCGAGGCGGCGCGCATCCCTGCTGAGTGGGTCGGTGCCATGGTGTGGCGAGAGTCGGGCGGCAGTGCCTCGATTCGCTCGTTTGACCATGGTGTGGGGCTGCTGCAGATCACGAATCCGGGGCTCAAGGGAGGCCATTCTGACGACGAGCTCTGCGACCCCGCGCTGAACCTGAGCATCGGCTGCTCCTACATCGCTAATCTGTCTTCGCGCTACCGCGGGGACTTTCCGAGCGTATCCGCGGCGTTCAATGCAGGGTCGGCGCGCAAGCGGGCGCATCCGGACGGCGGATTTGAGCTCGTTTGCACGGGCAATCACGTCGACGCCGAAGTGCGCGCGTTGAACACCATCGTCCTACACGAGCGCGATGATCTCGCCGCCATGTGGGCGCGCGCCAGCGACATGCAGTTCGACCTGACACAGCTGGTCGATCTGCGACCGCATAGACTTGACGAATGAGCCGCCCGCATGTAGATGGCGCACCATGACCCGCAACGACCGAGTGCGCATCATCCGCAGCAAGATCGCAGCCGGCACATGGCAGCCGGCACGGGACATCATGGCCTTGGCCGACGAATGGGAGCTCGACGAAGAGGTGGTGTTCGGCATCGCCGTCGATGCCGTCCGGCTGACCGCGGCCACGCGGATGACGCTCGATGAGGAGGTAACCGGCTCGCTGGCTCGATTGCAGGCAGCCAGGTCGACGGCGCTCGATGCGAAGAAACCCATCACGTGCTGCGGCGTCATCGAGATGATCCCCCAGCCCGACGTCAAGGGCATGCTCGCCGCCGAGCGGCTGTACCTCGAGGTCATCGGCGCGCTGACCGCGAAGAAAGCGGATGCGTCCGCCGGAGGTGACGCGAAGGCCCTGCTCTTGTCCGAAGTGGCATCGAACCCGCTCTTCGCGCGCCAGCTTGTGGGATGCCTTACGCGCGAGGAGCTGCTCGATTGCGTGGCGGCTGCAGGTAGGGCCTTACCGTAGCGCTCTGGCTCGCGACGCCAGCTTACGAGCTGTGTCTCGGGCCGTGCACTTGGAGCATCGAGGGGCGCATCCAGCTGCGCCGCACTTGTAGCACCGCCCTTCTATGCGCCACGCGCTTCGGCGGATGTGTTGAGCTGCCGACATGGCACGTTGGCGCTTGAGGCAAGCGTCGCAATGGTTGTAGCCCCCCTCGGGGCGCGCGCCGCATCGGAGGCATGTTCCCTCGGCTTTGCGGCGCAGGATGTAAGCGTCTACTGTCGTTTCAGCTTTGCGATGTCGGCGCATGTCTTACGCTTCCAGCGGGCTATGACACCGAGTCGGGAGTTGCATCGCGCCACACACGCGAGCGAGCAGAAGCGCCCGCTGAGTCTCGGTTTTACCGTGAACTCCGTACCGCACTGCTCGCACTTTGCCTGCCTTGGCGCAGGCCTTGGTGGCAGGTGAGCCCATCGGCAGGCTTGCAGCTTTGGCAGTTTTGATAGCCAAGAGCACTTACGCGAGCACAAGTCGCCGGTGGTGCCTTTTTTGAACTCAAACTGCGTGCCGCACTGCTTACAGACACTCAGTACGTAGGCTCGTTTTCGAGGCCAAGGAGCCTTGACCGGCTTGGGGGCCGGAGGAGCCTTCGGTGGCAGCTTGGCTCGCTCCAAAGCCCGCAGCCACCGCTTGCGCTCGTTTATCACTGCCCTTCGCTCTGGTCTGTATTTACGGCGTCGAGTTTCTGCACACTGCGCCTCCCAGTCTGTCGCGTCTGTTGCAAACTCGTCTTCGACGTCACTGTGCAGGTTCTTCCACGCCATCGCACACTCCAGGGTCTGCGTTGTACATGTCAATCAGGACAGAGAACACTTCGTGGTACCGCTCGTTGAGCTTCTCGTAGGCCCAGTGGTATGCCTCTTCGCCGTCGTCTCCGGTAGCACGTTCGCCGAAGCACTCGCATCCCCACGATCCGATAGACATCTCCGTCAGGGTGCAGTGAATCTGCTTGCACGTCCACTGTCTCCACGGCTCGAGACATTCGCGAGGCGATTGTACGTAACCTGCCCACACGAACTCAAACCCGCCAACATGTATTGGCGGCTGCGGGCCAGCTGGCAGGATCTCTCCCTTCGGCGGAAGATTTCTCATCGGTACTCTCCACACTAGCGCACGTGATCGGCAACTGCCAGGATGTAGAGTCCTGCGAGGAGTGTTGCAGCGATCATGCCCTATAATACGTCATTCCTCGCCGGAGCTAAAACAAATTCACCCCGCTCCACCACGAAGATCTTCTTCGCTCGGAACTTATCCCATGCCTTGATGAGATCCTCCCTCGCACAGGACACCTTCACGTCGCAGTGATAGTCATTTTCCGCCAACCACTTCAGTCCTGCCAGGTAGATGCCCGGGTGGCACTCCGTATCCTTGCTGGTGGAGAAAACATCGGCTGTATACTCCTGTCCCACTTCATACACAGTACGTCCACAATGCTTGCTCTGTCCTGTACGCCACCCGTATACGATCGTTCCGTCTTCCGACACTTCCAGACCTGCAGCTTTAAGCTCCTCGTCAGTAGGAGGGTCAAACGCCACAGCAGGGTCCAGGCATGTCTCACTTAGATTCGCCCCTTTGAGGTTCGCCCCGGAGAGGTTCGCCCGGCAGAGGTTCGACCTGGAGAGGTTCGCCCCGCGGAGGTCCGCCCCTTTGAGGTTCGCCCCAAAGAGGTTCGCCCCAAAGAGGTTCGCCCCGGAGAGGTCCACCCCGGAGAGGTTCGCCCCGCGGAGGTTAGCCTCAAAGAGGTTCGCCCCGGAGAGGTCCACCTCGGAGAGGTACACATCACTTAGGCTCGCCCCGGAGAGGTTCGACCCGGAGAGATTCGCCCCACGGAGGTCCGCCCAGCAGAGGTTAGCCTCAAAGAGGTCCGCCCCGGAGAGGTCCACCTCGGAGAGGTACACATCACTTAGATTCGCCCCTTTGAGGTTCGCCCCGGAGAGGTTCGCCCGGCAGAGGTTCGACCCGGAGAGGTTCGCCCCACGGAGGTTCGCCCCGCGGAGGTCCGCCCCTTTGAGGTTCGCCTCACGGAGGTTCGCCTCGGAGAAATCTCTCCTCCCCCCTCGGTAGGCCTTCACCACTTCCTCGCCCGTCCGCCACTCTGTGGAACTGTGTTCTGTGGTGATCATTGGGCGTACTCTCCACACTCGCGCGGGCAGCAGAAATACAGCCCCCAGTTGCACACAGACACGGTGCCGGCGTCACACTCGAGCGCCCCGGCTGGGCTGCGGTAGGCGAAGGCTGGCGTTGCAGACGTTAGCGGCTGCGCCTCGCTGCAGTCGTAGTAGGTTGACGGTGGCGGGTCTGGTAGGGTTGACGGTGCGGCGCCACAGGCTGAAAGCACTACGGCGCCGATGATGGCGATGGCGGTTTTCATGCTTCGTCCGCCATTACGTACTGGATGATTTGGTCGCACGTATCGCGCGCGTTTGAGGTCGCTTCTCGCAGGCGATCCCTTGCCGTGGCAGGCATCGCGCAGAGCTGTGCCGATTGGAGCAGCGCGATCGCGTCGTGTAGGATGTCCAGAATCTCTTGGGCCTTGTCTGCGTCGTCGGTGTTCATGACTTATCTATACGGCTTTCTGTTGCGCGAGTAAAGTAAACTCTACCATTTCGTCATGGGTCCAGGATGATCCAATCGGTGGCGATGAGTGCATCGGCCGAAGGCTTCCACGTAAAGCCGCACTCCGGCTCTGTGTCGCCATGAAACAGGCACATTCCGTCGCAGCGGAGCGATATGTGAGTGTTCTTGTACCAACCCTGCCTCCGAACCTTCTTCCCCTCATTAAGCGCTTCGAAGGCGACCTGCGCCGACACGGTATGTGGCACGACCTCCCAGTCGTCGTGAATGGTTTTGAGGTAGTCCCAATTGCCATTGTCGTCGCTGTCGCTCCCGGGGTTTGTCAGAACAGAAAGCTTGTCCGGCGATATCCACGCCACCTGCGGCGTGCCGGCTTTGCAGCGCCGAACACATTTCTTCCCAGCCCTCACCGCGGCGATCATTTCTTCGTGTCTTAGCATGCTCTATCTATAACCGGCCTCTCGTTGCGTCGCAAGCAATAAGATGCGTCGACATTGGCGACGGTTGTGGTAATGTATGTCCACGTAATGGCTGATGTCGTACTGAGGCAGATGGCGCGAGCCCTCACATCCGATCTGGAGCTGTTGCTCACGTCGCGCCTCGGGTTCGGTCTGACGACAGCCTCTCCTCTACAGAGGGCCATCTGCCGAGCACTCGATGGGCGCCCGCTTGACGGCCTCGAGGACTATGCCGAGGTACGCGCGGCATTCGGCGGCGAATCTGCGACACGGAGCCTCCCTCGGTCTCGCCCACGAGAGGCGTGCCTGCTGTCGGCAGCGCGTGCCGGCAAAAGCATGCTCGCGGGGGCCATCGCATCGAGGGCTACGCAGACGTGTGACATGTCGGCGCTGGCGCCTGGCGACCCAGCGCCTCGCGTGTCGTGCGTGTCCCTACACTTAGACACGGAGGTTGTGTACGAGCACATTACCAACGCGATGCGATCGTCGCCTACGCTCAGCTCTCTGCTGGTTCGCCCACCGTCAGCCAACGAGCTGACGGTCGTGCATCCCACAGGGCGCTCGGTTGACATCTGCCGGGTAGCTGGAGCTCGCGCAGGTGGGAGCCTCATCTCACGATGGTCGGCTGGCGTTGTGTTCGACGAGGCTCCGCGCATGCTCGGGGCGTCAGACGGAACCGTCGTCAACCTTGACGACGCTCGGAGGGCGGTTTTTTGTCGCATGCTTCCCGGCGCGCAGATCGTTGAGATCGGTAGCCCGTGGGCGCCGATGGGCCCCGTCTACGAGCTGATGATGAAGCACTGGGCCCACCCTTCGGAAGCGTTCCTGGCGATTCGCGCGCCAGGCCCCGCGATGAATCCGGCTCACTGGACGCCGGAACGATGCGAGCAGCTGCGGCTCACGGACAGGATGGCCTATCGCACGGACGCGCTAGGCGAGTTTGCAGACCCCGAGGAGTCGTTGTTTGGGGCCGACCTCCTGCGCGAGTGTACGTCGGAGGCGCGGCCCGAGCCTGGGCTACGGTACTCGGCTGCCATCGACCCAGCGTCGCGGTCGAACGCCTGGACTCTCGTCATCGTCGCGCGCCACCGCGACGGGGTCGTACGCACGCACTTTTGCCGGCAGTGGGTTCCGAAGCCACGGCTGCTCCCGGGCGAAGTGCTCGACGAGATCCGCGAGATCGTCGCGAAGTATCCCGGGGCTGAGAGTTTGGTGACCGACCAGTGGTCTGCGGACGCTATCGCTACGCTGGCTCGAGAGCGAGGCCTGTGGGTCTACGATCGAGCGTGGACCGCCGAGCGCAAGGTCGACCTGTTCGGCGCTGTCCACACAGCTCTACTCGAGCGGACGCTCACGCTTTGCGACGACTCACAGCTCCGGGCCGATCTACAGTGCGTGAAGAAGAAAGCAACGCAGGCCGGAGTGTCGATTGCGTTCGCGTCGGTTGGAAACCGCCACGCTGACTACGCCCCGGCGCTAGCCCTCGCTCTTGAGCAGGCGCGCAACCCGGCGGAGCTGGCGACGGTAGCGCCTCCGCTGGGCACGGCCGACCGTGCGAACTACGACGGCGCTCGTGAGAAAGCGGCGGCAATCGACGCGGCCAACGCCGCAATCGCAGTACAGAACCGAAGGCTAAGGAGAGTGAGATGATCAAAGTAAGCGAAGCTAGGCTGGTGCACCCGATCGATGGGCACCTCAAGATCATGGACGCCGAGCGAAGAGGCGACGTCATCGAGTGGAGAGGGATGCAGATTCCCATGACGAACGTGGTCTATATGATCGTCGCGGTGCCCGTTACCGAATGCGAGGTCTGCCACGAGGTCTGTCGCACGGCGCAGGGACTTAGCAGTCACCGGCGCAGCGTGCATGGTCTCGCAGTCTCGGCAGACGCGAGAGTGGAATAGCCATATTAGGGGTGCGATCATGCTGTTGTGCAGGAACAGAAACAGGCGTACTGGCAGCTGAGCGATCCGACGGACGCCGCTAGAGCGTTGCTCCAGACGGTGACCGGGATCGAGCGGTACCAGTACAACCGCCTGCTTCGCGCACGTCAGAACGTGGCGCTGTATGAGCGTCGCCCGATTGCCGGCCTTCACCCCGCGGCGTACATGACGGTGCCATCGCCGTCGGACATGTTCAATTCCGGCGCGCTGGACATGCAATCGCTGCCGATGATTCGCGGCTTGGTCAACACGATGGTGGCCAAGATCGCAGGCCGGCAGCGGCCCAAAACGCAGTATTGCGTCGACAACAGCGAATGGTCGACGAAGCGTCGGGCACTGCGCCTCGAGCGATTCGTCGAGGCCGTCAAGCAATCTCGGCATGGCCTCCGACACGACGCATGGGACGTCGGCGTGATGGCCATGCGCGACTCGTGCGTTTGCGACGCCGGATGTATCAAGGTCTATCCAGATCACCTGGCGAAGCGCGTAGGTATCGAGAGGCGATTCCCGTGGGAAGTGTTTTACGATCCCTCGGAAACGAAGTACGGCAACCCGCAGAACATTTTTGATGTCTACGGATACGACCGACACCAGCTGGCAGCGCGATTCCCAGAGCATGAAGAAGCCATCATGGGGGCGCGCCCGCTTGCCGAAGACGCTCGCGGAGCCGAGGACAATTACACCTGGGGCGAGGAATGCGCGAGGCAGATCCGCGTAGTTGAATCGTACCGCCTGCGGATCGGCGACAAGCCAGGGCGGCACATGATCGTGGTCGGAGGGACCGACAATCCGGTCGACCTTCTTGACGGCGCCGGCGAATGGGACCGCGACGATTTCCCCTATCTATGGCTCCGGTGGGAGCAGTGGATGATCGGCGAGTACGGCACGTCGGTAGTAGACAATGTTGCCTCGATGGTCACGGACCTTAACGAAGCGGTGGACCGGTGGCGCACAGCTGAGAAGCTGCTCAGCGGCGGGTATATCGCGTACGAAGAGGGCACGGTCGACCCGAAGCATCTGCAATCCAACGAGGTTGGCACGCTTATCCCGTACAAGCCAGGGGCGAAGCCTCCGGCCATCACCGTCCCAGCCACGCTCGGGCAGGCTTCGCAAAACTGGACATCGCTGATCAAATCACTCGTATACGAGATGTCTGGCGTCAGCGAGATGTCGGCGACCGGTTCGCGCCCAGAAGGAATCACGGCAGCCATCGCCATGCGTACGCTTGAGTCGCAGGCGACCGAGCGGTTCGCCGTCCAGTGGCAAGAATACGATCGGGTCATGTCGGTCGGCATGGCGCGCAAGATCATCGCGGCCGCGAAAGAGCTTGCATCCGAGGACCCTGAATTCGAAGTCCGATGGGCGCAGGGCGGCAAGCTGAAGACACTTCGGTGGGACGACGTCGAGATCGACCTGCCCGACGAGGCGATCACCGTCGCGTCCGTGTCCGGGCTGGTCAACACGCCCGCGGACCGTTTGCAGCTAGCCGACGAGCTGCACACGAAGGGGCTCATATCGAACGAAACGTATTTGGATGTCATCCAGGCCAAAGGGATCGCCAGCGAACTTGATTCGGGCAACGCGGCATCAGAGTGGATCGACGAGCAGATCGACTGCTGGCTCGATTACGAGGACGGCAAAGAGGGCTTCCGTTACCGCGGCCCGCTCAAGTACCTAGGCGTCGACATTCTCTCGTCGCAGCTTGTCCGCGTTGGCCGCGCATTCTTGCAGGCTGATAGCGACGATGCGCCCGACGAGGTGTTGCAGTGGTTCGTCCGATTCATGGGTGACGCCGACGCAACGATCCAACAACTTTCGCAGCGCGCAGCCGCGTTGCAAGCAGCAGCCGCCGGCAAGGGGCCGGCACCACAACCGCCGGCATAAGCCGAGGAGATACCCATGAGTGACGCAATCGTAGAATCAACAGCCACCTCCTCCACCGCCGAACCAGCCTCAGCAGGCGTGGATTTTGCGCCGTTCGTCAAGGCCGCGCAAGCCGCTGTCGAGGCCGACGCACAGGAATCCAACGAAGCCAGCGGTAGCGCGGAGCCGACGCCCGAGGAGCCCAAAGCGCCACCTAAGCCAAAAGCGCCAGCGGCGCCTACCGCCGCGGACATCGAAGCGCTGCGCAAGCGCTGGAAGGCTGGCGACCACGAAGGCGTGCTGCGCGAGATCGCTGGCGCCGAGGACGACATCAGCAAGGCGCGTCTGCCAGGGGTCTTCGCGCGCATCCGCAACGACCGCCGCGAGCTGACGAAGCGCGCTTCGGAACTCGAGGAGAAGCGGCAGACAATCGTCCGCGCATTTCAGCCATTGAAAGAGGCGCGCGAGGCGTTTGACGCAGGCGACGTCGAGACGGCCGTACAGAAGGCGTTCGGCTTGTCGATGACAGAATTCGGCAAGCGCCACGTGTCGCAGCTGACCAGCGTAAAAACAGTGGACCCGAGAGTCGACGCGCTGACGAAGGAGCTAGAGACGCTTCGAACTGAGCGCACGCGAGAGGTTGAGGAGCGCAAGGCCGAAGCGGCCAAGGCCTCCGCCGCAGTTGCCGAAGCGTCGGAACGGGCGGCGCTCGTCGATACGCTCGGCTCGATGGGCGAATATGCCAAGGTCGCTCAGCGGCCAGCGTTCGCCGACAGAGTCATCCACGAACTTCGCGCGCACTGGGATGCGCGCACCGAATCGACCGTCTCTATCTCCGAAGCTGCGGCCGCAGCCTACGAGTACCTGTACGGCGAACCTGCCGCGGCACCTGCGCCGCGAGTAAAAACGGGGCGTCCCCGTGCTGCGCTGTCGCGTGGCGAATCAGTAAGCTCGGCTCCGGCGTTCGCACCTGGGTCGACGGAAATGTTGGCATACTACGCTAACTTGGCGAAAAAGGCTTTTAACCAGTAACTGGAGACACAATGACTGTCGCACTCACGTACTTCAACGATTTCCTCCAAAACAATTATGTTAAGGGTGAAATCGCCAAACTCATCAATAAGGACCACCCGTTCCTCGACTACATGACGACCACGCAATCGGGCGGCGGTCTTCAGCTCGTTGACGTCCTCATCGACCGAACCCCGGCAGGTCGCGGCGCTACGCTCGCCCTAGCGCAGGCCGGTTCGCAGCAAGCCAACAACTCCAATACCGGCGGCGCTCAGTGGGTCATTCCCTGGGGCGAGTACAATGAGTGTGTCGAGATCCCCGACAAAGTAATTGCCCAGAGCGCATCGGACCTGACGGCCTTCTTTCAAAACAAGAAGGAAGATATCGACGGGCTATATTCAAAGTTCGCCGACGGAATGTCGCAGTATCTGTTTGCAGACAGTGGCCGTTCGCTCGCGTCTTGCACGGAATCTACCGGCGTTTTGACGCTAGCCAACGCAGCCGATGCCAACAAGTTCATGGTTGGCGACATGCTCCAAGCCAGCGCAAACGACGGGACCTCCACTTCGCACACGCTGCTAGGAAGCGGCTCGATTGGATATGTCATTGCAAAAAATGAAGGCACTGGAACAGTTACCGTGTCTGCAACGTCCGGCGGTTCCGCAGGAACTCCTGCGTCGTGGACCGGCACGATGTACATCTTTCGAAATGGAGATTTCGGTGGAACGAGCTCACCGAACTACATCATCCACGGCCTACAGGCGTTTATTCCTGCAACGGACCCTTCGGACACGTTCTGCAACGTCAACCGAGCGATCAATGTTGGCGCACGGTCGGGCGTTCGTCTGACGGCGACTGACGTGGCCGGCCTCTCGACGGAGCAACGCCTCGGCAAGCTGTGCAATCGGATGCTCAGCGCCTCGTACTCCTCGACGCCGTCGGCCATCTTCCTCCACCCCATGGCCTGGTACTCGCTCAGCGAGGACCTCGGCGCGCGCGGCATCCGCCCTCTCAATGAGAAGCTAGGACAGTTCTCGTTCGAGACGCTCAAGATCATCACCCCAGGCGGCGCGGTGCCGATCATCGCTGACAAATTCTGCCCGTTGCAGACGGCGTTTGCGGTCAACAAGAAGTGGGCTCAGATTCGCCACCTCGACGGCTTCCCGAAGGTCGTCTCGGGCGACGGTCTTACGATGCTTCGCAAGAGCGACAGCAACAACTATGAGTTCCGGCTCGTCTCGTACCCCGCGTTCTACGTCAAGGCGCCAGGGTACTTCGGGCGCACGCCCCTGAGCGTCTCGTTCTAAGGTACCGGTGGGCTACGTTCTCTTTGGGGGACGTAGCCCCTGGCAAGCAGAGCAATCCGTCAGATCTCTGATCTCATAATCAGGATGTCATAGCAGATTCAGCCGATAAATAGCAAAATGTTGTGTAGGTTTCGTCCCCCAAGTGCGAATCGAGCCGAACTAGGCCCTGAAACCGCTAGTTGGACATTATCTTCAGTATATTTTTGCGACGGCTTTAACACAGCTCAACTGTAACTCCAGTCACACAGGAACAGCATGCCTACATTTGTCCAGGGGTATCCCCTCAAAAACGCCAGCCCAAACCGCACGGAGGCATGGGTGCGCCTCACGGTGGGCACAGGCCCCGTATTTACCAACATCTCTTCCTCCCTACCTGGCATCACGTTTACCGACGAGACAGGGACGGGCGCCTACGCCCTCAGGATGCCAGGCAGCGGGAAGAACTTGTTCGTCCAGGCCACCGTGTGCAGGGCAGGCGGGTCGTCGGTCCTGACGACGCTGGTGCGCTGCAATGACCTGCCAGTGGCCAACACCGGGGTGGCGACCGTGTCGGTCTACGGCCTCACTGTCGCATCGGGCGTCCTCGCATTGGCCGACCTAGTCGATGGCGATGTGGTAGACTTCCATATCTCAACTTCGATCACTCGTTGAGGACGACATGGCGAAACCGAACATTGGACTGCTGATCGGCATGAAGCCGAAGGCTGAAGAGGGAGACACTGCTCCGTCGGAAGGCTTCGGCGACGAATTGATCGCGGCTATCAAGGCCGGCGACGGCGCCGCGGTCGAGGCGTGCTTGCGCGACGCATGGGCAGAGTGGGACGAGGAGCCTCACACGGAGGGGCCGCACACCCCGGAAGAAGGCGACGAATCCGAGGACGAAGGGGAGGGCTACTAACCCCCATGAGGTCTGTAAACGTAGTTGGGGAGCTTATCCCCCGAGCGCGCTTCTTGGCGGACGCCGCTGGCATGACACTGCGGCACACGGACGCAGACCTCACTACCGAATTCCGGTCGTCCTGGACTGCCCTGCGCGACCTCGTGTCGGAGGCTGGCAGCGGCATGTTCCTCCGGTGGGACACAGCAACGCTGGCAGCGGGGGCGTTCACTGGCGCCGTCGCAGGTGGCGCTACGACGTTTGGGGCGCTGCAGCTCGCTGACGACGTCGAACGCATCATCGCGATCGAGGCCGTTATCTCGGCGACGGACATCCGCCCTCTCGAGCCGATCTCAATCGAGCAGAGGCAGCGGTCGGGCGATCGGATGCAGATTCTCAGCGGTGCGCCGACAGGGTTTTTTGTGTTCAATGTCGAGGAAAGGGTGTTGACGTCGACCACCGTGTCGTACGGCATGGTCGTTGGCGTAGTACCGATTCCAGACCGGGCATACGTAGTCAATATGGCCGTGCTGCCGGGAGGGCCTCAAGGCGTATCGTCGATCAAATGCATGGCCGGCTGGGATGACTGGCTCGTATGGGACCTGGTGGTCAAGTTGGCGTCGCGCGACAACGACATGGCCAACACGTACGCGATCGCATTGCGCGAGCGTGAGGCGTGTTGGACGAACCGCGTAGCTCCAGCGTGCGCCGTCCAGCGCGTCGCTCCGCTCAAACGGTTTGACCAGGCGGGGCAGCGCAAGACATTGCGCCAGGACCCATGGAGGCGCGGATGAGGCGCGGCCACCGCCGTATCGGGCAGTTCTCGACGGACCCCACAGAAGCCGCTCGCCAGCTGTCGATGTTGGAAGGGGACCTGACCGACTCCCTCGATTCGCTCGAGGCGAAAAAGGCCGACAGGTTCTCGGTGTCGATGTCAACTGTGGGCGTCGATATAATGACGATTGTCGATTCGTCCACTGGCAATGTGGCGATTCAGTTGCCGCTTGCAACGCCGCAGAACGCAGGCCGACCAGTGGTGATCAATCGCGTGTCAGCCTCAAGCTCTATTGTCGTGTCGGCGCCGAACCAGGCAGTCAACGGGGCCACGACGGACACGCTGCCTGCGTCGATAGCAGTCTATTTTTACTACTCGACCGGTGCCGCCTGGTACCGCCAATACTGAGGACCATGCCCGACATTCACATTCCGCTTACCAAAGGGCAACACGAGGAGATCGACGCCCGACTGCTGCCTGACGGGCTGCTGACGGAGGCCGTCAACGTACGCATTCGGCGCGAGGGGCGAATCGAGCGGCGTCGAGCATACCTGCTCAATGCTGCTGCGTTCGCGGCGACAAGTGATCCCAGAGTGTCGTGGAACGACGGGCTACAAGCGGTCACTATCGTACCTGGACAGACAATCGCTCGCAGATCGCTGACGGCGACTCCGGTCGTCGGAGCGTCGCCGAGGTACGGCACGTATTACGCCCCGATGGGCGGAGTGTCGCGTCAGCACATCACACAGAGCGCGCTCCATTACGGCTCGTCCGACGTCAGCATAGACGCGCTCGGTCGGCTGTGGGTCGTCGAGGCATTCAACGGACCAACGCCCGAGACGACGGTGCGATGTTACGACGCCGACTCTCGATCGCTGCTGTTTTCTAACTCTGTGCCGACGACCGCGTCATTTGTCCATTTGGTTCGGTGCGGGGCGTACATGGCGCTCGTGTACAGCGACGGGACGAGCCTGCACGTCATCGAGCGGCTGTACGCTGCAGACTTTTCGTGCACCAATACGACGCTCCTCGAGGGCGCCGCCGGCTCGGCGTGGAACTCGTATTACGACGTCTGCGAGTACTCGTCGTCAGCGTACCTGCTGATGTCGCAAGTCAATGCGACAGTCGGCACGATGTGCGTCTACAATGTGGAGCCGTCACCGTCGGGCAGCGTTGTCACAACAAAGTCCACAGTAGCTACTACGTATAACGCCTCAAGCGTGCAGTGCGGAATTGCCGCCACTCTGCTGTACGACCTGATAAGCGTCGCGTGGCGTGTCAACGTCACGGGCGGCACAGTCGGCAACGTCTACCACGCAACATTCGCGTATTCGACCGGCGCACTCGTGTCCGGCCCCACGCTTGTGTACACGACCACGGGCGGGGGCGGGTTAGCGTCTATCGGGCAGCCGTTCTGCGGCATTGGCCCAGGCGGAGTGCCGCTCGTCGGCTTCAACATACATGGCACGGCGGCGGACGGGAGCGCTCTAGACGGGTGCAAGGTGTGGTCGACATCGTCCGTGTGCCTCGCCGTCGGTGGCGAGAACATCCAATGCAAGCCACGGAATATCGGTTCGTATTGCGTCGTGTGGACGTCTTCTCCGTTTCCGGCACTCACCGCGTACTCGATGTATTCGTTTCGCCCCAGCGCTGCAGCCCAGAGCCAGCAGCGCGATGCCGTCGCATGCCTGTATCAGTGTAGACCTGGGGCGTCGATTCCGTCGCAGATCGTAACTCGCGACGTGAGCGGGCAGACGGAGATCATTGTTGCATTGCCGACCTACCTCACGTCCTCGCTGACGTCCGTGGATCTTGTTCGCGTCATCACCGGGGCATATGCCGACGTCGGGCGCCCCGTAAGCCTCAACGGCCAGACGATTGTTCCCGGCGGATTGGTGCGAGAGTGGAACGGGTCTGCGCTCGTTGAATCTGGATTGGCTGAAGGCCCGCGACAGGTAGTCGCTGCCGAAACAGGCACCGGGGGGATCCCAGTTGGCACCAGGCAGTACTCGGTCGTATGGGAGTGGCGCGATGAAAGCGGGCGCCGCCACCAAAGCCCACCCGCGGCACCAGTGTCGATCACGACCGTGTCGTCGGCAAAAGCGATCAGCGTCACGTTCGACGCGCCGGTGTCCACGTCCAAACAGAGCGGCCTGTCTGCGGCGATCTACCGGACTATGGCCGGAGCGTCGACGTTTTACCTAGTCGAGTCAATGCCGATCGCGTCACAGGGAGTGCCTGCTCGCTGGACGTACAACGACGACATGACCGACGTGGTGCTTGGAGCGCATGCAATCCTGTACACGGAGGGGGGCGTGCTCGCGCACGATCCGCCGCCCCCTGCCAGGTACGCATGGGCCAGCGGCTCGCGTGTGCTTCTGGGCGGCCTCGAGGATCCGTCGGCTGTCCAATGGTCAAAGATTGTTGTTGACGGCGAACCTGTGCAGTGGGCCGATTCGCCCGAGTTTCGCGGCAACGTAGATTCGGCCGTTACCGCCGTTTTCGCGATCGATGGCACGTGGGTCGTGTGTACGCGCTACTCGGTCTGGGAGTTCGTCGGCGACGGCCCGTCAGACACCGGAGCAGGCACATTTTCAGAGCCGCGCAAGCGCCCGTCAGCGACAGGGTGCATATCGCAGAGGTCGGTCGTAGAGACGCCTAGCGGGGTGATGTTCCAGGGAACCAACGGCTCGTTTTGGCTCATGCCTCGCGGAGGCAACGCCCCCGAGTGGATCGGGCAAGCCGTGCGCGACGAGACGGCAGCGTATCCAACTGTGACGTCAGCCCAGTACATGGCCGATGAAAACTGCATCTACTGGACGCTAGTAGGTGGCCTCGGCGGCACGATCCTGGTCTACGACATACGCAACGGCGAGTGGTACCAGGACACGACGGAGCGAGCGTCGCAAACGCTCACGCATATCGGCGATGCGCTCGTAATCGACGGAGCGGTCGACCAGCAATCAACGTACTCGGATACAGACACGTGGTTTACTGGCACTCCGCAGGCGTACACATCGACCATAACGACCGGTGATATGCGGCCGTTCGGCGCGAGCGGGTGGGGCCGCTGCCGGATGGTTCACTTGCTCGGCGCCGAGACCGCCGAGGGAGGCGCGCTGTCCGCGTTCGTCTCGTACGACTCAGGCCTGTCGTGGACGGACACGAAGGCGTGGACTGGGCTAGCGGTCGGCGAGCTGGATCTGCAACTCGGACCGTCGCTCGCGCGCGGATGCAACTACCGCTTTCGGCTCACTTTTGCCGGCGGCGAGACGCTATCCGCGCTATCATTGGACGTGGTCAAGTCCGCCGCGATTCGCCGGGTATCCGCAGCTCAAAGAGGATAAAATGGCTACAGTCGACGAAGAGAACGCAGCGAATAAGCAAAAAGCAATATCGTGGGCGCGACAGGCCAACTCCGGTCGCACAGCGTACGGGTTCGAAGCCAACTCTTCGCTTCAAAGTGAAGCGGATCGTGTGCGCGATCAGGGAGGGCAGTTTCTCAACGACCTGTCTACGCAAGGTGCGAACGACTGGGAGTACTACAACAAACAGGGCACACAGCAACAGAACACCATGAACGGCTCGGCTGCACGGTCGCTCCAGTCTGGGCAAGCGGCGCAGGCTGCTGCGGGCGCACAGGGGTCGTACCTTAATGGGCAAGCGATGGGCGCCCGGGGGCAGGCGGAGTTCTACCGGGGCCAGGCTGGCCAAGACTACGCCGCACAGGGGCAGGCACGTGGCTCGCAGGGCGACGTCCTGAACCAGCTGAACCAGTACGCGCAGCAAGGTCCGGGGCCTTCGGTGGCGCAGGCGCAGTTGGCGCAGTCGACCGACGCTAACATGCAAAGCGCGCTGGCGTTGGCTCGCTCAGGGCGAGGCGCCGGCGAGAATTCAGCGGCGCTCCGAAGCGCTGGCTTCCAACGCGCATCCGCGCAGCAGCAAGGCGCGGGGCAAGCAGCAACGCTGCGTGCGACCGAAGCCGCGACGGCTCGGCAACAACAGCTCGAGGCACTTACGCAAAGCGGTGGCCTGGCCACGAACCAGCGAGGGCAGGATATCTCCTCGATGGGCCAAGGGCTCGGCGCGGAGCAAGGCTACGCAGGAATCGGACAGAACTACGACGCTGCATCGCTTGATGCAATGAAGATGGGCCAGCAAACGAACCTCGGATACAACCAGCTAGCTCAAGGATACCAGCAAACGGGGGCGCAGGCTGCACAGAACTACGCCCAGCTAGGTCAGCAAGCACAGCAACAGGACATCACTCTTGGGCAGAACGCGTATCAGTACGGCGAGTCTCAACGCCAACAGATGATTGGCCAGCAGATGGTAACTAACGCCAACGTGTTAACCGGCGACAAGGCCAATGCCTCTCGAGAGAGGATTGCCAGCAACGCCGCGGACACGCAAGAGAGAGCTGCCCTATACTCAATGGGGGGGGCCGCGCTAGGCTCATTGATGGGGCCAGTCGGCACGGCCATTGGCGCATACGCAGGCAAAAAAATGGCGGAGGAATAACATGGCACTCGCTGGATTCATTCAAGACGAAGGCGCCCCGCCAGGGCTCGGGGTGTTTCAGACCGACGACGGGCGAGCGTTCCGCGCGTATTCACCGGACGATGCCGCTCCGTTTATGCAAGGCCCGCAGGCGCCTCAGGCGCCGCCGCCGGGACCGGACATGCGACTGGCGATGGGCGATGCCCCGCCGGGGTACGCGGAATCTGGCCTGACGCAACCGCCGCCGCCGGTGCAACCGCCGCCGCCAGTTGTCGACTACCCTGTCGGCGCTCCGCCCGCAGCTGCTCCGTCGCCAGTAGAGGCAGTGCTGGAGCGCCAGCGCCAGCCTGTCGAGGAGGGGCAGGCTGGGGAAGCCACGTCGCGTCAGCCTGTCGTCGAGCCAGCGCCTCCAGCGCCGCCAGCGCGAGCCGCGGCTCCGCGAGCGTACGCTCCGCCGCAACCTGCGGCTCCAGTCGACCCCCGCCTAGGCGTCGCGCCGAAGGGTACAGCTCTCTCGAGCGAGACGCGGTCGTACGAAGACGCTGGCGTGCCGTACACGGAGGAGGAGAAGCAGGCGCGCGCCGAGGCTTCGATCAACGAAAACGTAGCCAAGATCGGCTCGTATCAGACCCAGATCGCGATCCAGAACGCGCAGCAGCTACGAG